TGGCCGCGTCGTCTGCGTAGTTGGTGTCAATCTCCGCAATCGCCAGCGTGTAGTTGTCGATATTGATCTGATGCTGGAACACCTCGGCTTCACGGTGAGCGAGGGCGGGGGTGAGGATTTCGTGTCTGTTCATATTATATTGCTCCGAAGGTCACGCCGTATCCACTGCCTGTTGGCAGCGTGGCTGGATTAGAGAACTTGGTGCCGAAGCCCGATCCAGACCAAGGGTATGCGGTTATGTATGGGGATGCCGAATGCGCTACAGCAATGGCAGCGCCGGATGGGGAGAAGGCTACGCCCGCGCCAGTAGACGTCGGTAGCGTAGCGGGGTTAGAGAACTTTGTCCCGAAGCCGCTGCCACTCCACGGATAGGCGGTTATGTATGGGGACGAGGCGTGCGCTACAGCAATGGCGTTACCTGTCGGAGTAAACGCGACTTCGTCGCCATATCCTGTCGGTATCGTAGCGGGGTTAGAGAACTTTGTCCCAAAGCCGCTGCCAGACCAAGGGTATGCGGTTATGAATGGGGGCGTGGTGTGCGAAACCGCTAAATACTGCGCCGCAGTTGGCGTCGGCGTGGCAGTTGCCCCTTTGAGTCTCTGTGACAGCATCAGGCGTCACCCACTCGCGCGCCGTAGATCGTCGTGCCGACTTTCCACAACACGATGACCGTATAGCCCGTAGTCGCCAGCGTCGGCGCACTGCCGCCGTTGGTTTCCCACACCACGCCAAGCGTCGTCCACGTCACCGTGTACGCTGTGCCGTCATCGATCATCAATGTGATCGACTGCCCTGCGGCCCAGTTCGCTTGCGTGGGAGTGCGGCTTGCGCCCAGCGTCCATGTCTGGATGCTGCCGTTGTTGGGATCAAGAACAGCGCCCGCAGCGTCAACGACAGCAAACACAGTCTCCGTGTAGCTCTTGAGAAACTTCACGTCGCCAAAGATGCGCGCCGAGGTGGTGCTGCTGTTGCCGATGGTGGTTTCGTTGCTTACGGTAGCTGACGAGGCGGCGGCGTTGTACCCAAGCAGGATGTTGTTGCTGCCTGTGGTAAGGTTATTTGTGCCGGAGTTGCCTGCGTTCGCGCCAAGAAGGGTGTTTTGCTGACCGGTCGTTACCGCTCGCCCGGCATTTTGCCCTGTCGCAGTATTTTGGCTGCCAGTTGTCAAAACATAAAAAGCATAGGCACCAACAGCACTGTTATTAGATACGGATGCATCGTAAAGCGCGCCATATCCAAAAGCAATGTTATCGTTGCCGGTAGTGGTATTTCGCATCGACTGAAAACCGAGCGTGCTGTTACGCGATCCGGTAGTATTACTAAGAAGCGATTGATTTCCAACTGCTGTATTACTATCACCTGTAGTATTTTCTTGTAATGCCGCATTACCAACAGCCGTGTTGGCGTCGGCAGTGTTTTTAGAAAGCGCGCTTTTCCCAAGAGCCGAGTTTTGCACTCCAATAGTGTTTAAGCCAAGTGCAGAATAACCTACTGCGGTGTTAAAATAGCCAGTTGTGTTGGCATCCAGCGCCAAAGAGCCGACTGACGTATTCTGAAAACCCGTCGTATTGTCCTTGCCGGCCTGATACCCGATAAACGTATTGTTAAGGCCAGTTGTATTCAGACCAGCCTCAAAACCCAGTGACGTTTCAAACGGCGTTGCGCTATCAGTAACGCCCAGCAACGAAGCGCCAGACGCAGCGCTTGTCCACGTTGTGCCGTTGCTGGTTAGGACGTTGCCATTGCTGCCGGGTGCAACAACCTGCACCGCAGTCGTGCCGTTGCCAAGAATGACATTGTTGGCCGTAAGCGTTGTCGCGCCAGTGCCACCGTTTGCCACCGCCACAGTGCCGGTCACGTCGTTGGCCAGATTAACCGCGTCATAGGGCGCGATTGCAAAAACCCGCTTTGTGCCAACAGCAAAGGAAACCCGCGCGCCTGTGCTGCTAGCTCGCAGCGTGCCGCGTGTCAGCGTGCCGCCGGTTGACCAAGCGCCATCAGTGGCTTCCCAATCACCCGAAGGCGCGCCCGATCCGTCGATTGCCTCAATGACATAGGTGACGGTATCGCCGTTAGCCACGGTTGCCGAAAATGCCGAAAAGCCCGTTTCGGCCCCGGCAAGAGTCAATGTCCCAGTGCCAACCGTAGTCGTCGTTTCGGACACACGGTAAGGGCGCACATAGGCCATTAGATCAGACCAGCGCCGACGCAGTAACGATGAACGCCGTACCGTCAACTGCGGCGCCGCTGTTGCTGGTCTGCGTTGGGGCCGTCGTGACGTAAAGCAATGTCGTTGCCGAGCAGAGCGCAACGTGATCGACAGTCTGCGATGCGTTCGCGGTCACGGACTTTGCGCCGACCGTAAGAATCCGATCAGTCGATCCAGTCTTAGCAAAATCGCCGCCGGCCATGACAATCGCCGCAGCGTGGCATTTGGTGCTGATCGCTGCCGCGCGGTTTGCGGGCTGGCCGTTGCAAAAGTAAAGTTCTGTTGCAGTCGCAATGACATCAAGCGGCGCGTCTTGCACCGCAAGGGCTGCGAATTTTGCCATGGGAAGGCACTCCTAAAAAAGGGCGGCGCTTTTACACGCCGCCCGATTGTTGCCGGTCGCTTACGAAGCGGCGTTGATGAACAGCTTCACGGCGTTGGCGTCGAGAAGGTTGCCGCCTGAGCGCAGCCAAGCGCAAAAGCCAACCTGACCCTTCAGGCCAAAAGCGCTGTCATCAAAGCGACGGGCGGTCATGCCCATTGCATCGCGAATGACAAACTTCGAAAAGTCGCCAAATGCGATCGACTTGGCGCTTGCTGCCATTGTCGCCATGTCCTGGTTGATGCTGATCGGATAGCCGAGCAGCGTATCAGGGGAGCCGCCGGGGTTGCCGGTTTCATAGCCAGGCGCAAAGATCGGGCGCGACTGACCGTCAACAACCTTGCGGATGTTGCGCACGCTGGTGTCGTTCATCATGAAACGAACGCCGCCGGCAGCGCGATAGGCCGGATCAACCGAATGAACCAGGTCAACGAGGCTGGCGTAGGTTACGGCAGTAACCTGCGTCGAAGCGTTCGCCGCAGTAACGCCGGTTGCTGCGCCCGTCACAACGCCGCGCGGCTGCGAAGACCCGCTGCCGGTGGTGAAGTGCGTGTTGGTGATGCGACCAAGCCGCGTAACCAGGATCTTGTTGATGTAGGACTCGATGTCGATGTTGCTGTCCTGCAACAGTTCAATCGGCACCGCGAACGACTTCGACGAGTACTTGTAGACCGGAACCGAGATGGTGCTGAATGAAGTATCGAGGACGGTGGCAGTTGCGTTTTCAGCAACAATTTCGCCAACTTCCGAAGTGGCATCAGCGGTCGAAAACGACAGCGGGTTGCCGGTGGCCGTCACCAGCACAGTGGCAACTTCGCGCATCCCGCCAAAAGCCTTGAGGCTTTCGATAAGGGCAGACGACGTATCGCTAGGGACAGAATAACCGCCTTCGCTTCCCGTGGTCGTGGACATTGTGTTGTAGAAGATGGCCTGCTCATCGGCATTAAGCGAGCGCTCGCCGTTCCGCAGCCACTTGGCAAACACAGCCGCGCCGACGTTGCCCTTGTCATGGCTGACACGCTCGGCAGCTTCGATGACGTTGCCGCGCATGGCTTCGTCGGCGACCTTGGCGTTGAGCGCGTTGACGTTCGCAATGCGCGCGTCAATGCTGTCCAGCTCGGCCATGCCAACGTCATAGATGGGCTGGTCGTTGGCAGCGTTCCACGTTTCCTTCGAAACCAGTTCGTTCAGCGTCTTTGCTTTAGCCGCGCGCTGTTCGCGGAGTGCCTGGATCGACATGATCAGGTTACCCTTTCGTCATAAAAAAAGCCCGCCGGATGGCGGGCCTGGTGTCTGCTTTCGCGCGCGAGCGCCTAGGCAGGAGTGCGGAGCTTCAGCGCTGCAATGCGCTGATATTGCTCGATCATTGTGCTGGCATCCGGCATCGCCGGCTTGCCATTTAGGTCATAAAAAAAGCCCGCCGGGTGGCGGGCTTGGTGTCTGCTTTTGCTTGCGAGCAACTAGGCAGGAGTGCGGAGCCGCAGCGCTGCAATGCGCTGGCGTTGCTCGTTCAGGGCGCTGGCATCCGGCATATCGGGTGCAGCGGGATCGTCGGGCGCTTCCGGGGCTTCCGGCGCGTCCTCAATTTCAATGGTGATGGTAACGCTCGTGTCCTGCACCGGGGGCTTGGCGTATGCGCTCAAGTCCCATTGCTTCATTGCCTTTGGTGCAATGGCACTCACCTCGTCGGCAAGCCCGGCTTCGATTGCCTGCTGCCCGGTAAGCCAAGTCTCAGCGGCCATAAGCGAGCTAAACATATCGGCGTTATTATCTTTGCCGCGTTTAGCTGCGGCATCGGCGTAGCTTTCCGCCAGTGTTGCGTCGATGCCTTCCAGCGTTGCGGCTTGCTTCATAAACTCATCAGCATTGCCAGCGGCGATAGTCCACGCCTTGTGGATCATCATCCGCGCGCCTTTCGCCATTTCGATTTTGTCGCCAGCAATAGCAATGATTGAGGCGGCGCTAGCGGCAAAGGAATCAACAACGCAAGTTACTTGACCGGGATATGCGGCGATAGCATTTGCCATCGCGATGCCCGCAAACACGTCTCCACCGGGGCTGTTGATGCGCACCGACACGTCGCCATTCATGGACGAAAGTGTCTGGTTGAACGTTTCAGCGTCAACGCCGCCAAGCCAGTCGGCATCGGCCTTAGACGACACAATGTGGTCATAGACAAAAAGGACGTTGCCTTCGGCGCGGAATTTTTCCCCCACGTCCTTGTTGGCGCGAAACAGATTGAGCAAGCGGTTAGGCTGCATTTTGCGCCCCCATATCTACAGGCCCTTGCGAGCCATCATCAACAACATCGCCACCGGGAACCGGCTTGAGGTTCTGCTTCCGGCGGACTTCATTCTGAGACATGAAGCCCTTGCGGCCCTGCCCACCAAGCGCCAGGTTGTAGCTTTCGAACAGCGACTTGGTGTCAGCCCGCTCAAGCTCGGTGGTGTCAAACTCGGCAAAGCGCGATGCCGTGCGGAAAAACTTACGATTAATCTCGTTGGTAAAGTGGTTTAGATGCTGCCGCAGCGTGTAGCGCACAAAGCCAACGCCCATCGCTTCAACGCCGCTTCCCCAGCTTGTGGTCTTTTCGCTGTGGCCAATCATAAACGGTGGCACGCGATAAACGCGGGCAACTTCCTCAACGGCAAACTGGCGCAGCGACAGCAGTTGCACGTCTTCGATCGGCATTGAGACAGTCTTAAATTCCAGGCCGGTTAAGATCATTGGCTTGCGCGAGTTACTGACGCCGCCGTGATTTTCGGCAATTTGCTGGCGCAAGTTTTCAATCTGTTCCGGCGAAAGTGTCGCGCCTTCCTTGTGCTGCAAAACGTAATCGGGCCGGGCGCTGTTCGCAAAAAACTGCGCATTGTACTGCTGCATAGCCAGCGCCGATGCGCCGATCATGCGAAGCTGATTCCGCAACGGCGATGGCGAACGAAAGCCATCAAAGCCGTCGCTCGGGATATGCAGCATATCGTCCTGGTCGAGAACGCGGCGCTCTTCGCCGGGTAAGCCTTCGACTTCGATCGCGTAAACCAGGCGTTTGGCAGTCGTTAGGTAAACGGTAACGCGGCGCGGGTGGATAGGCTCAAGCCCAATAACCTCGCCCGCCCGGTTCCGTTCAATGATCGCGAAAGCGTCGCCATGATACATTCGCGATCGGCAAAGAAATTCCCAGCCAGCGGCGGCAGACCAGCGCGGCGAAAATTCCTCGTTAAGCACCCACCAGAGCTGATCGGACATCAACTGGTCGCGCTCGCCGTCTGCTTGGCGCCGGTAAATGTGCATCGGCAGCGATGCCACCGCGCCGCTGATAACGCCGACGCAAGCCTCTGCCGCTGATAGCGTCAGGATCGTGCTTTCGGTTGGCAGCGGCAAGTTGCCAGGAACATCATTGTTGCCGGTAAACGATGCCCAAACTTCGCCGCCAGACGCGCGCGTCACGTTCGTCAACGGCACAGCAACGTTCTGCACAGGTGGGAAGCCGAATGCGCCGGCAATGTTGTCCCATACGCTCACAGGAAAATAACCCCGGTTGCGGCGACTGGCGCAGGCGCTTGATTCATCGTCGCTGCTCCTATCGCCATGGCAAGCGCGACCATGCCGTCAATGCGGCCAGTCGATCGCGACTTGTCCAGTTTCCGATTGCCGGCGGGGTCTTTGATAACCACCGCGTTGCCGGCACACATGTTCAACACCGGGTGATTGCCGTGCCGCAGCCGCCCGTTCAAAATCTCAATCTCTGTCGATTGCAGCGCGGGCGACATCGACACATAGCCTTGCCCAAACTCATGCAGCGGCACGGTCACCTCTGCCCGCTCT